CATGGCTTTAGAGCACCTATGTATCCATGTAAAAACTTTGCAAGATATATTGCAATGACATGGCCAGATCTGTGTGATCCTGAAAGTGTATTGTTTGGTGGTACTGGGCATTTTGATGGTATGCATCAAATATTTGGTGGTAAAAACCTAAATGGTAAAGTTAAATATGATATTGGTGAGAATGGTGAATTCATTCCTACTAATAAACATGGTGAATTATGGATTGAACAGATGACTGAATTAGTAGAAGATTCTCGTAATCCTATGATGTCACAAAAATGGTTAAACGTAGAAGATAAAACATGTTTCTTTTATAAACATATGGCTATTACTCATGGTGAGAAAAGGCCTACGAAAAGAATACCAAGAGATTGGATATTTCCAAAGGAGTTTAGACTTGCCACATAATAAACATATAGAAGATGGTTTCAATATCGATGTTGGTATGATGCAACCTGATGAAGCAAAGAATTATTATTTAGATCTTGCACAGTTTTGGACTGATCCTAATCCAGCTCCACGTATTGTTGAGCATGAAGGTATTCGAGTTGTAAGAGATGATGACTTAGTTGGATCTAAAGTTCGTGGTGGAGATTGTCTTATTAGTTCTCTTCCAAAGCATATTGACACAATAGTTTATGTTCAACCAAGAACTGGTTTAGCTGGTGTAAGTATATTAGATGTAGCAAAGAGACATAATAAAGCAGTAAGATTATTTATGCCATCATCTAAAAGAATATCACATCATCAAGCATGTTGTATAGAACAAGGAGCAGAAGCATCCTTCCATCGTATTGCAGCTATGCCTAATCTAAATAAGATAGCAAAAGACTGGGCTGATCAGAAAGAAAATGCATTCTTTGTGCCATTAGGATTAAAACATAGAATGGTTACAGCAGGAATGGTTAAAGTTGCATCACAAATAAAAGAACCTGATGTAGTTTATGTTGCTACCTCAACAGGTGTATTAACACGTTCATTACAGATTGCTTGGCCAAATGCAGAGTTTGTTTCAGTTGCTGTAAGTAGAAATATGAAAGCAGGTGAATTAGGTAGAGCAAAGGTTATATCAGAGCCACGTGCATTCACAGCTCATGAGAGTAAAGAAAACTTACCACCATTTCCAAACATAGATACTTACGATGGTAAGGTATGGAAATATATTCCAAAAAATTCTGGTAAAGATATATTATTTTGGAATGTAGGTAAAGAACCAGAATTACAAAATGAAACAATATATGAAACTGAAAGCTATAGAGATTGGGATAAGAACTTATGATAACAGGAACATTTAATAAAATACCACGCAAAAAGAATAGTCATGGATATGGTTGGGCTCGAACATGGGCAGAGAATCTTATGACAACAATTAACCATGATGGTCATCCAGTCGAGACATTATATCTAGACCATGGCGTAAACTTTGGTGGTAGTTTAAATTTATTTGGTGGATTTACACCTGAATTAAAGCAACGTATAGATAATTTTCTATTAGCTAACAAAGTCTATTCACTTGATATGCCTATGCCAAGATATGGTGATATGCTAGCCAAGAGAAAAGATGTAGAAGATAAAGAATGGTGTGCACGTGTTCAAGCTAAATGCGATACTGCACAAACATTACTATCCACTGATCTTAACACAAATTGGTTAACGATTGGTGATTCTCATACAGCAGCATTTGCTCCACACGATAGTATGGTTATTAAGACTGATGGCCTTACATTGAATGGGCAAATACGTTCTAACTTTCAATATGTCAAAGATCATATGGCCAAATGTAGCAACTTACAAGGTATCACATTAGTCTTTGGCAATATAGATGTAAGACATCATCTATGTAGATTGAATATAGATCCAAGAGATATGTGGATAGATCTAAAAAGATTTGGTGATTCATTGCCAATTCCAGTTGAGTATTCTGTTCCATGGCCAATTGAGTTTGAAGGTAGAAGATTACCAAAAACTGGTTATTATAAAAATCAACCATTTTGGGGTACACGATATGAAAGAGTAATGATGCTAGAAAGAATTGAAGAGACTATGGATATGATAAGCATGAATAAAATTATGTGGCCAGAAGAATGGAAATGCATGGATCCAGAACAATTTGCAAAGACAAAGATGGAAAGCACGAGCTCAGTACATATATCTCCAGAAGTTTATAGACGAAAAGACTTCGGTGAAGAGCATGTACTTTTAACAGATTTTATGATATAATATACCTATTAAATTAACTATACGAGGAGAAAAAATATGGGCATAATGGATAAGCTCCAAAAGAATTCGAGGATTAAAGAGTCCTCACAACTAGATAAGAGTAAATTATTTAGTAATAAGGATATGGTGACTACACCTGTTCCTATGATTAACGTTGCGTTATCAGGTGATCCAGACGGAGGTCTGAGTTCTGGTTTAACAGTCTTAGCAGGACCATCGAAGCACTTTAAGACTTCGTTTGGCTTGCTCATGGCAGCAGCATACTTAGATAAGTATGAAGACGCTGTCCTGTTGTTTTATGATTCAGAGTTTGGTAGCCCGCAACAATATTTTAAGTCGTTCGGTATTGACACTTCACGTGTACTACATAGTCCCATTACTAATGTAGAAGAGCTGAAATTCGATCTAATCTCCCAGCTCGAGAATATTGAACGCACCGACAAAGTCATTATTATGATTGACTCTGTTGGAAATCTAGCTTCTAAGAAAGAACTAGAAGATGCTATGAATGAAAAGTCAGTAGCAGATATGTCGAGAGCGAAAGCCCTCAAAGGTTTATTTAGGATGACGACACCCTACCTAACAATGAGAGACATTCCATTGTTAGCAGTCAACCACACATATCAAGAAATCGGCTTATTCCCTAAAGCAGTCGTGTCCGGTGGTACAGGTATTTACTACTCCTCAGATAATATCTGGATCATCGGCCGTCAGCAAGAAAAGAAGGGAACTGAAATTACAGGATATAACTTTGTCATTAATGTAGAAAAATCAAGGTTTGTCCGTGAGAAGTCTAAGATTCCTATCTCAGTTACATGGGAAGGTGGTATTGAATCATATTCAGGTTTATTAGATGTAGCAATGGAAGGCAATTATGTTGTTAAACCTCAAAATGGTTGGTACTCTAAAGTCGATCAATCTACTGGTGAAGTAGAAGATAAAAAGGTTCGATTAAGCGAAACATTAAAAGAAGAATTCTGGAGACCAATATTTGCTAGCACAGACTTCAAAGATTTTCTTAAGAAGCGATATGAAGTAGGTCATGCTGATATGATTAAGCAAGATAACCCTGAAGATATGGACGTTTAATGCAGATAGAAACATTAATATTACGTAACCTAATGTTGAATGAGGATTACACCAGAACGGTGATTCCTCATTTGAAAACTATATACTTTGAAGACCCACACAGATCAGTATTTAATGAGATTGTTGGGTTTGTCAATAAGTTTAATAAGCTACCAAGTGCTGATGCTTTAACCATTGAGTTAAAGAATAATCCTAAGATCACATCAGATTCTCTTGCTCTTATACCTGAATTAAGTAAACAAGATACAGAGCAAACACAAGAGTGGTTAGTTGAGAAGACAGAGAAATGGTGTCAAGATAGAGCAATCTATTTGGCAATCATGGATTCTATTAATATTATTGAAGGTAAGCATGAGACATTAGATAAGAATGCATTACCATCTGTATTAAGCGAAGCCTTAGGTGTAAACTTTGATATGAGGGTTGGTCATGATTATGTTGATGACTCTGATGGTCGTTATGATTTCTATCACAGACAAGAAGAACACCTACCATTTGACTTAGAAAAGTTTAATACAATCACCAAAGGTGGTCTCGTTAAGAAGTCTCTTAATGTTGCCTTAGCTGGCACAGGTGTAGGTAAGTCTTTATTCATGTGTCATGTTGCAGCTGGTGCCCTAACACAAATGAAAAATGTGTTATATATAACCATGGAAATGGCAGAAGAAAGAATAGCTGAACGTATTGACGCTAACCTTATGAATGTGCCTATTGACCAGTTAGAGAATCTAAGTAAGGATATGTTTGATAAGAAGATGCATAAGCTTACTGACAAAGGTGTTGGTAAACTTATTGTTAAAGAATATCCTACAGGAGCTGCAAGTTCTATACACTTTAGAGCATTGCTAAAAGAATTACAGATCAAACGTGACTTCACTCCTGATCTTATTTGTATAGACTATCTAAATATATGTGCATCATCAAGAATGAAATCTATGGGTGGAGCAATCAACTCATATATTATGGTCAAAGCAATTGCAGAAGAATTGCGTGGCTTAGCAGTAGAGTATAACTTACCTATTGTCACAGCTACACAAACTACACGTTCAGGTTTTGCATCTTCGGATGTGGGACTAGAAGATACAAGTGAATCATTTGGTTTACCAGCTACAGCTGATTTAATGTTTGCACTTATATCTACAGAAGAGCTTGAAGCTATGAATCAAATCATGGTAAAACAATTAAAGAATAGGTATAATGATCCTACAGGTGCAAATAAAAAGTTTGTACTTGGCATTGATAGAGCGAAGATGAGATTATATGATGTAGAGGATACAGCTCAAACTCTAAACGTTAGAGATGAGCCTGCTAAAGTTGCACCTAGATATGACACAATAGGGGAGGGATTTACAATTGAGTAGAATGCATGGTAAGGCATGGGGTAATAGATATACTTGTTTAGCAAAAGAAATATCTACATGGTCGAAGGACCCAAGCACTCAAGTTGGTGCTGTAGTAATTGGGAATAATGGTGAAGTATTATCACAAGGCTATAACGGGTTTCCAAGAGGTATTAAAGATACCGCGGCTAGATTAAAAGATCGTGAAAGAAAGTATAATTTAGTCGTACATGCTGAGATGAATGCTATATATAATGCTGGACTTAATGGAGTTTCTTTAAAAGGATCGACATTATATGTTTACGGTTTGCCCGTTTGTAATGAATGTGCTAAAGGTATTATTCAAGTCGGCATAGACAAGGTTATTGCAACTCGTCCAGCTGACTATAATGAAAAATGGGACGAATCAATAAAGGATGCCAAAGCTTTATTTAAAGAAGCTGAGGTCGATTACATAATAGATGTGGAGAAATAAATGGGAAAATCAATGATACCTACTGCCAAAAAAAGGGTAAAAGGTCAACCAAGGTTTGTCAAGGATATGAGTCATAGTACTCATACAGCAAAAAGACATCCTAATTCGAAGAGGGTAAAACAAAATGCTTAAAGCTTTATTTAATCAAGGCTATTCAAAGAAGTTTATGGATAGAATAGAATTTAGAAGACAGGAATACTATGAGAAACGTAGGATTCAAACTATCCGTGACAATGCTATGAAGATGGCCTACAATTGGTCACATGAATATCCTACTGGTACGCCATTAGAATATATTCGTGATGATATTATAGAATGTTGGGAAAGGAATTCAAAGGTTGGTATATATGCTAACTTAGATAAGAAACAAAACATACCAACTCCAGGTGGATATGGAGATTCATATGCTGTAACAGCACACGATAAAGGATATCCTAGTCCGACTACAACACGTGGCACTA